GGCGTAAGTTCGAGATAACCGCCGAGCTAACAACACGGGTTCCTTGATTGTCAATATCACAACAGGACACAACACGGCGGGCCGCTCAAGGCATAAGCGATAACGTGAGTGCCACAAAAACCCCAAAAGCCGAAAAACCGATGTCATTGAAGGAACGGTAACACAACCCCAAAAAGAAAGCTAAACAAGGAAAGAAAACAAGAAGAGAGGAAGGTAGCTCAAAGGAAGGCAGCGATGTCGGCAAAGGTAGTAATACCCATGTCGAGGATACGCGACCAACCACCATGCTTATTGACCCAGGTACCAATGGCACGTGCAACACTCTTGAAAGAATTAGCGGAGGTGACCATTGGCGCTGCGGAGCAGAAGGCCTGAAGCATGGGATAACGCTGCGAAACAGGCGACATAGTCATAGGAAATGGTAAAACACGAGGTGGCATTATAACTTCGAGATGAACAACAGCCTGAGCGGAAATATACGTGGAAGAACCACAGCCAGTGATGTAAGCATAAGGCATCATGAAAACTTCTTGTGCACCACTACTATGATAAGTATCAGCACCAAGCGTATAGAAATTCTGGGCAGTGTCATCAGTCGTACCACGAATAGTACAACCAGACGACACAGGATAAGATTGCCCAGTACGCATCTTCCACATGTCAGCATTAGACAGATAGGACGCTGCACCGTCACGGAAATATTGACGACCATAACCAGCATAAATGGTTCCAGACGTGTACATGACAGCACCCTGAGGTGTAAGTCTAAGTCCTGCACCGACCACACGATATTGTATGCCGGGCTGCAATAACACATTCAAAATAGCATTTGAAGTTGAAGTTAATTGAGTAGTGGCAGTAAACAACGTAGTGGAAGTCTCATCGACAGGCGCACCATATTCCATAACATGGTGTACTAAGGTTGGGATCGGCACAGCCACGTGAACAAATGATTTGGCAGAAAAGCTCAACATGGTCTCTGCATAATACGACAAAACGATAGAACGACCTGAATAGGCGTCGGGTATCTTAGCACCAATCATGGCATAACCACCGGCGTCCTGACCAAAAGGATCACAACGACAATTAACAAATGCAGATTCATCAGCAGATAAGTTCAAAGTGGTCCTAGGAGGTTCTCCATACTTCATATGGATTTCCGATTGTTGCGGCAAAGCGTTAGCAGTAAGTAAAGCACCCTGACGATCAAGCAAAGTAGGTGGATTCTTGCGTACTGAAGGTACAGGGCGACGAGCAGGAACATTTTTCTTCTTAGTCTTCATTAATAAAAACGAGCAAAACGAAGTGGGATAAACAATTATTACCGCCCTCAATGACACAATTGCAGCTAGGCGGACTCAACAGCTAAACAATGCGCAACGACGAGGTCGGGATAAACCAACCAAAGCTGATAAAGGTTAGCAGCACTAACACCATAAACGGAAGCGAACCAACCTTCTGCAGCTACATCGGCGCAATAAGTAAAGCTAATGGACTCACAAACACGAGTAACCCGAGCGATAGAGTACGCATGGCGTGCAATTTCAGCCTCGACTTGTCGTGCGTCAAAAACACCAGCGGTCAGACGGTCCCATACAACAGCACAAATGCGGCCGAGCAAAGGATGGTGAACCACAACATCATGAAGGGAATGCAACATCCCCATCATGATGCCACGGCGACCAGCCAAAGTCTTTGGGCAATCAAGAAAATAACCGAATTTAGCCAAAAGACGGCCACATTTAACACAAAACACATGCGTGTTTTGAAAAGGAACAAAATGGCCACTGGAAAAAGTCACCCGCGACAACTCGTCATGAAAAATGGGCTTAGGCACAAAGCCTAAAGAAGCAACAACGTTCAAAAAACGCTCGCGATCAACAAAAACACCACCCGGGAGGAGAATGAGACAGTCATCGCCATTTTGAAACATGGCACTATGAGAGCAGAACTCGACCATTGCGCTAACAGAGCGCAACCCCGGCACAGATTCGCGTATTGCATAAGTATATGCAATCAGGGAGAGTAGTGTATTGCCCAATGACGTGTTGTGAACTCCGGACTGTCGTGTACCATCAACAGAAAAACTGGCGCCAAGTTTGACGCCAGACGCGACAGTATGTTGTTGCGACGCAATCATCTTTGAAAACAAAGAAAAATCCTCAAAGGTAAAATGCGAATAAACCCACAATTCAGCACGTTGTGCTTCAATATGAACGTGGCCATCGAAAGCAGAACAATCAATTTCTATGGCAAACATCAATGATAAAGAAGCAACAAGATGAGAAAACACAGAGCCAAGCTGAGAAGAATCAAGATGAGAAGGATAAACCATATTACGACAGATAAACATCTGCTGCAAACGGGTAGCAAGAGCATCACGACCACGACCAGCAAGCAAATATTGCAAATGGGACATTTGCTCAATAATACGGTCAACACTAACATCAAAAAAGTCAGTAGGATTCTTCTGACGCTTCAAAAACAAAGAATATTCTTGCCATCGCTTAGGAAAATGACCAGACCTAACATCGAATAGTGTGGCACGCAATATCTTCTTAAAAGACTCGGGTTTCTTAATCTGCTCGATCCACTCGTCATAGGGAACAACGTCCAAACGATTATCAACAACAGGTTGATTATAGGTCAGGACATCCCAAAAGAAACGAGCCGCGGACATCCATAAGCCAGGTTCCACAGTCTTAACGGGTGCACCACGACGCGAAATGGCAGCTAATAGAGCATTAGTGTCATGCACATTCAGCGAAGGTGGAACATTCAAAGCAGGAAACAACCCGTCAAGAGCAAAAGTAACATCTGCACGTGGCTCACGGATAACATCAACATGACGTCGAATAACCAGGGAAGGATCGGTAGGCTGAGTAAAGGGGACAACAACAGGAATGGAAACGTGAGGTGACAATTTGACACGCGAAGCAAAGAACGAGCGTATGCTAGAAACGGCACGAGCGCTGACCGCAAGATCACGATCGGTGGAACTACACAAAACCCGCTGGATCTGATAGTCAACCATAGGAGCGTCAGCAATCGAACCGTTGACGATGTGCATCTGTAAACCGGCAAGAACGCTAGCAACGGTCTTGTTTTCTAGCGTCAAAGAAGTGTGTGAATCAACAGGTATCACACAAGAATCAGCAACAGGATGGACATCGAGAACGCAAGGTGCCAAATCAGCAACGCCATAGGCAAATTTAGCCACAAAAGTGACTAAATCACCGTCAACTGAAGGCTTAATAGCTAGCGTTGCTGAAAGAGAAAGACCCAAGCAAGATCGCAAAAAAGCAGAATGCTTCAAAAAGCGATATCGAAAACGAGACAGAGTAGGAACAGGGCCAAGGGGAACATGAACACCGCTAGTCATCCATAAGCGAAAAAGCCGTAACGAATGCGTAAAGCCATCAAGAGCTTCTCCACAACTTTGGACAACAGCATATTCATACAACTGTCGAGGATACATAAGACGAAACAACAACTCGTCTGGGCATGAATCACCATGAGCAAGCATACAAGGTGAATCCTGATGATAAGGGAAAATAGGCAACAATTCAGGACAGGTGCCGCGACGAGACAGCTTGGGGATCTCAAAAATCATGTGGGGTACATGATCCGAGTCTTCACCACTCTCATAAGTGAGATAATTGTTCATACAACCAACAACAAGCACGGCGTCAGAGCTGAGCGTGGGCATACGTTCAAGAACATCGGCAATAACGCGAGCTACACGGCAGGGATGAACATAATACGCCACATGAAAGAAGGTGAACACAAGGGAGGTGCAACCAGAAGCGAGAAAATCAAAGCGCCAGCATGAACATGAGTCCTCAAAGAAATGCGAACAAGCCTTTTGACACACACCATGCATCACGCTAGCACTTGAAAACAAAGGCTGGATGCTAAAATATGGCACACAAAACGCAGAACACATAAGCTCAAAATCTTTGCTCCCACCAACATCAATGAAGAAAGAACGACGGTTGCCGAGAATAGCAGCGCGCTTACACATCATAGTTTTCAGATAAGAATGCGCGTGAGGGCGAAACGATCGTACACGGGTCAATACCGGTATATCCTCAAAACTTTCAACATTGACTTTCGTTACAAGCAAAGGCATAACGGAACACAACTGAAAGTCGTGGCCGATAGCACTTGTGAAGGCATCGACAGTATCATAACAAGACACACAATGATGAACAATGCCGATACCCACGATATCTTTACGCTCGTAAAGCAGAAAAGAGGCAGATAGTCGCGCAAGACAAGGATAACCATTCAGCGACACACCCTCAGCTAAAACAACGCCCAAAACGGTGGGCAAGATGGGCATAGGAACCCCCACTGCAGGTACATCAGGAAGAGCAGCGACAGCGGGTTCAGAAACTTGCTGTGCAGGGTTGACGAGCGGAATATTTTGCGCAACAGCGCGCTTAACACGATACTTCTTCTTAGAACGAGGCATAAGAAAAATCGGATAAGC